GATATTATTTTAGTATCAAAAGCAATGGGCATCGGCCCAAATGATGTTATTATCCCAGAAGACCTTGACAGTTTTACTAATACGTTTATACCTGCGTATGCAAAAGTACGTGGTACAAAAGGAGCAGATAATTATTGGAATGATGCAGTACTTAATACAGGCAAAAAACTAGCCCAGATAGCAAGTATACGAGAAGAAGAAATTGAAGATATTATTGAAGATAACATTGCGGCTCGAAACAACTTAGAAGAAATAAAAACACTGACAACTAGTGAAGGACTTACTGACACGCATCAAGTATTAAGAAAAGCAACATCATTAGATGACATAACTCAGAACTGGAATTTCCTTGAAAATAAATTAGATAGATTTTCTAACTACACATATATATTAGAATTCTTTTGTGTAGACATAATAGAGGAAAGAAAGTTTCACGCTTCTGAAGGATTCAATGTTGAAGAAATATCAAGTGATGCATGGCCTAGTAATGGAATTAATAAAATAACAATAGCAAAGACTGGTGTATCTACTGAATTTAATATTGATGGATTACAAGTACAATCTATTGGTGTAGGTAATGCTACTAATAGCAGAATGGCAGGTACAGCCACATCTTTGCAGTTTGAAATAGTGCAGGTAGGAGAAACAAGTTTAACAGATAATCTACAGAACGCTCTAGTCTTAATGGGATACCAATCAATAGGTACTGCTACATGGTTTATGAAAGTAAACTTTATAGGTTATGATTCTTATGGGAAACAAGAAAAACTTAAAGCAACTAAAGTTTTTCCATTCAAAATAGATAAACTGCGTGATGTCCCAACAACAACAGATGAAAGAGGAACTTCAACAACGTTAACTGGTAGAATATTCTCAGACGAAGCGATATATGACCATGATGTAAGTACGTGTTCTTATCCATTCACATTTAAAGTTGGAGATACATTACAAGAAACCCTAGATACTTTTTTTACCGAATTAAATAACAATTATAAGAAGTCAAGACCTGGGCTAGGGAAGAACTTATGTAATGAGTATACATGGTCTATGTCAGAAGATTTTAAAAATTCTTTTGCAAGTGGAATGATGAAAGGTGGGTCAGAATATACAAATAGAAATATGCGTGTTGAGTTTTCGTCAAGTGGTAATAATTCTTCTGAACAGATAGGAACAGTTTCTCCTGGAATGGGAATATATAACATTCTACAAGACATTACCATCAAATCTAATTTAGTAAAAGATGAACTCATAAAAGAACAAGCAGAGTTTACAAAATGTTTTAAAATTACACCACATTTGATTCCAAAACAAAATGGCTGGAACTCTGTTGCTGGTTCATACGCATATGATATTGAGTATTTCTTTTCATATGATTATAGAGAAGTAGTACAAAACAAACTAGACCAAGTTAACAAGTATACAAAAAACAAACAACAAGTTATAGATTATTTTAGTAAAAATCATGTTAACAAGATTTACAATTATCAATACACTGGTAAGAATGACCAAATACTTGATTTTAATATTTCTATGAATAACAAATTAACAAAACTGTATGTTCAACCAGCAGATGCGTTTATGTATGAAGCATTTGTTAAACAAGGTTCAGGTGCCAGAATTGCAATAGACGATAGTAATCTACAAATTATTAATGATATAGAACAAGAATATAATCAAGCAGTTGAAATACAAACAGGTATTCAAGGTCAAGTTGACCAAGTAAGCGATGAAATTATGTCATTAACCGATGACATGACAGCACAGTGGGCATCATCTCAAGGCATGACGCTGAAAGAAGCAGGTGATATATTAGCAACTAAGAACGGTGATGAAAAACTTCAGTTATTTGCTCAAGGTGAAGAAGCAGTATTTACACCTGAAAGAAAAGAAAGATTAACAGCATTACACGAAGCATTAGACAAAATTCAGGCGGAAGATGAATCGGCAAGGGCTAGAGAACGACAGTTACTTGCAGAAGTAGACCAAGTATACCAAGATGTAATAGCAACTCAACTTAGTGGTAATACCCCATTAGATGTTGCAGATAGAAATTTAGTAACTGCTGGTGTAGTCAGACGTGCTAGTTCGAGTAATCCTATTTTATTAGTTGAAGATATAGATAATGATGTTATATCTAAATTAGAAACATCAACGTTTAATTCTATTTTGGCAACACAATTAAACAATCCAGTAGTATTCAATAGAATAACAAAAGCATATGCTGACCCAAGAAAACTATCAGTCATAAAATCTACAGATATTGAAAACGTAGAAATTGCAAGAGAAAAATATTATGAGTCAAGGATTGGTATGAGTACTAGTATGATTAATGCAGACATGTCTATTAAAGGTGACCCTTATTGGATTGAAGGATATATCGGCAGGCCTGCAAAAATAAAAGAACATTTTGGAGAACAAGGCACTGACACTGAACTACAAATTTTAACATCATTAAATGGAATCAACGGTTGTATCGTGAGGTCAGATGTTACTGAAGGTACTGATGAATTTGGTAATCCTATATTATCTCAATTTATATCTAGTTTATATACTGTAAATAATATAACGTCACAGTTTAGTGGAGGACAGTTTACGCAGAATTTAGAATTATCTAAATTTACTGCGGCAGAACAATTTGAAGATATGAATTATCTTATCGGTGGGGAAATTGAAGAACCAGCAAAAATCCAAACAAACTACACTACCGCATTCGGTCATTATCCTGGAAGAACATATTTGAACACTGCTGGTATGGTACTAGGTGGTGAAACAGAAGAAGAAAAAAGCGACTTCAATGCAATTGAAAAACCTGTAGGTGCAGGTAACAAAGGTGAAGTCACAATAACACGAACTAATTCAACTATAAGGACTGAAAACGGAGTTATCGTTGAAAATAGTACAACTACTGAAACTGAAACGCTAAATGTGATAGATGCAGATGAGTCTTACACATCTATGAATATTGCAAATATGGGTGCAAAGAATGTCTTTATTGATGCTTCTACCGATGGCAATGGAAATGGCGCATCGGCTGCCGATGCCAAGCAATTAGCATTTACTTTGGGACAACTAGATGGACTTTGCAAAGTAGGTGAAGTAGCGGCGTGTAGTGCTATACAAACAACTTATAACGATATAAGACGTATATACGGTGATGCTTCGGATGCCGAAGCACAAATAAATGAACAAATTGCAGACGGAGATATTACTATGTCACCTGAAGTAGTTTCGATATTGAATGATGCATACGGTACACCTCTTAATATTACTGGTGTCAACCAAGCACTAGTCGATGAGTTTGATGAAACGAGAGAATCACAAAGTAAAGCATTTGTATTACCAACAGATGTATCATTGGAAGATTTGGGTTTTCATAAGGACGAAAGTGTACAAGATGAAATAATCGCACCAGTCGAATACCCAGATTGGGGAGGAGTCCCAGCAAGATTGTTGAATGAAGGGTATGTCCCGCTTATGAGCGACCCTTCGATTGAAGTCGTAAATGCAGAAACATCACTTGACACTGATAGTAAGAAAATCGTCATTCCTGAAGGGATTTATCCTCCGTCAGTTCTAGCACAAGGAAGAACGTTATATTTGCCAGAAGTTGAAGCCGGAACATATACTGCAAAAGAATTAAAAGCAAGAGAAACAATACAGAACGAAATTAATGATATTATGCAAGGTTCGGAGACATTAGATGACTTAACCGAAATACAATATACTAGAGTTAAACAATTAGAACAGGGTATAATAACATTAGATGAAGCAGTGACCACTGGATTTAGAGGTGACCTGAATAAGTCTGTAAAGACACGTGAATACGAACAAAGAATGATGGACTTGAAGGTTGAAGAGGCTGAACTTAAAGAAGACTTAGATGGTACTTATTTTAATTGGTGGGGTAGAGACAGAGATACAGAAAGATTAATCGAAATACAATCAGAGATGTCAGCAATTCAGCACGGTATGGAATCTTCAAAAGTTTCAACAGTTGCAAGTATCGACAAAGGAACTGGAGCCAAACCTACTATTATTACAGAAGCGGCACACACATTACCATTAAATGACAGTGGCAATGTAGATGTTGAAGAAATATCTGTACTTGTCCAACATGACCCATCCGACAATGATGCACAAACAACTTGGAATGGACACGTAGCAGGACAAGATGATGCAGTAATTGATACACATAATATTATATTACCATCACAATTAGAAGATAGTAATTTACCAGTGTCATCTAACCAGATTGAACAGTATCAACAAGCACACAAAATATACGAAGGCATGATGACACATACAGATAATGTACCGTTTGTAACAGTGACAGAAGAAGATGGGTATCAATATCAAATTAGAGATTTTGATAATATTCCTGATATTACATATGTCGATGCAAATGGTTTGACACAGACTATTTCTAATCCATCAGCACACTTTGGATTTAATTCAAGTGATGGTGCAGATTCATATCCTGTAAGTATGGGAGATTATGATAAATTGAAAACTGATATCGCAGACTTATTCCCAGATGTCGAAGTTGGGGTCCCACCACAGACAGCAAATGAAAAAGCAAAAGCAAAAACAAGTGAAGGTCTAGTTATAGAGATTCAACCAGATAGATTTTATATTAAGAGGTAATTCATGTTAAATAAATCCAGATTAACAAAAGCACTAGATTCAGCAGGAAAGCATTCAGAACAGCCGATAATTGAGTTGTTAGGAAAGGGCATTTATCAGGCAGTTACCGTTCTCACTAATCCAAAAACTGGTGAAACATATGTTGACCCTGAAGGCAGAGGCAGATTAGCCGCATATATTCCAGCATTAAATGGCAATCCTGAAGACCCACAGTTCTTTGATTATGCAAGCCCATTCGGTGGTGCAGGCGAAGGCGGAAACTACGGATTTTTTGGAGTACCTAATGGAGAAAATGTTACTATATTAGTTTTCTTTGCAGACGGAGGAGATGTTAATAAGGGGTATTGGTTCGCAGTCGCACAAGAAATACCAGACGTAGTAGCAGGTGGCGCCGCTTCTGGTGAAGCACTAGATGACGGTACAGGACTTGGCCAAGGCGCATTTGTCGGAGTATCTTCAGCAAAAGTAACACCGCCATCTATAGGTGACAGTTATGCAGACAAAGACAAGTTAGCAAATAGTGACTTCAACACAAACACTGCACAGCAAGGAATATACACTGATGATAAAAGAGGCAAGTCTACCGCTTCTCCGCATAGAGATGCGAACTACGAAACACCACAAGAGAATAAAGTTACAGGTCTAAAAACACCTGGAGGCTCTGCATTAACATTTGATGATGGTAGCGTGAGTGATGATGGTACAGTCCATCCAAATCAAATTAGAATGACAACTGGTACTGGCGCAAGTGTAGTACTTGATGGAACAAACGATTTTATATACGTAATCAATAGTAGCGGGACTGGATGGTTAGAGATTGGTGCTTCTGGTGAAGTAATGGTATATGCAAAAGGCTCATTGTCCATGAGAACAGAAAAAGATTTTAATGTACGTGCTGATAAGAATATTAACTTAGAAGCAGGCGATAAAATAAACATACATAGTAAGAGTAATACATTATTAAATTCAGATGACCAAATACATATTCTTAGTGAAGGTTCATCATTCTTAGAATCAAAAGGTTCGTTGCATATGAATATTGGAGAAAACATGTATGCATCTACAGGCGGACTTATGCATTTAAATGGACCTCAGGCTTCAATTGCTCAATTAATTAAAAGAGATGCAAGAGAAGATATGCAAGATGGAGAGAATACACAGATACAAGACTCTATTATTCCTAAAATAATTACACATGAGCCTTATTTAAGAACAGCACAAACAGATGCCGGGACACCAAATCCTCATTCACAAGCAGGTAGTATTGCTCCTAACTCATCAAGTTCGGGTGGAGCCAGCGGAGCCGCAAACCAAGAGTCAATTACAAGTAATATTCCTCCTGGCGCAGTAGGCCAAGGTACAGGTGTAGTAACTTATGGTTATGAGATTGGTTCAGCAGGCAAGACTAGAAACAAAGCAATCCAAGCCGCATTAATGAGTATATTAGATACAGCCGCAAAAGCATCAGGTGTTGATGCTGTAATTACAAGTGGTGGTCAAGATATTAAAGGTCAAGGAACTAGAAGAACAGGGTCTACCAGACATGATGGTGGTTATGCGGCTGATGTTGCATTATATAGTAATGGTAATCGTTTGAGTGTAAATAAAAGAGCAGACTTGGCAATAATTATTGCATTCTGTGAGGCGGCGAAAGGCGCCGGCGCTAAAAGTATTGGCGCTGGTCCGGGATACATGTCTGGTAATACATTCCATGTTGATATTGCACTTGGTGTCACAACAGCATCATCAGGAGCAAATAGATGGGGTGCGGGTGGACGATTGAGAAATTCACCTAGTTGGTTAACAAATATTATGGTATAATAAATATCAAAGGAGAAAGTAATGGAAATGGAACAAACAGTTGGTGATGTAGGTGGAGACTTTTCTAAAACAGTAATAGTTGAAAGTTCAGGACCAGAAGGCGATGTCCAAGCGGGCATAGAATTCATATATCATATGCGTGAGCATTTAGTAGACGTAGGGATAGCAACAGTCTATGCATTAGTAGTATATGCATTAGTATTGTGGATTAAAAGAAAATTAAGTTAAAGGATAATAAATGATTTTTGATAAAAAGAAAGGCTCGTTGTTAAATTACATTCAACTACCGTTGCATGTGATAACGCCGTACGGTACCTACTTAGGTACTGGGTACGATGATAACAATAAACCCACGTATATACTTTCTCATATAAAAGTTAGTACAGAGAGGCTTGAAGACCTTACTTTTTCATCACTAAGTAAAGATGCAATTATCGAAGACAATACACCAATATTAACAAAAACAGATGATAATATTATTGGGTATAACTATAAGATTTCTGAGACTGAGTTAAAATATGGTTATATTACTGTTGCATCGACACGAATAGATATATCACAAAACAAAATAACTAAAGATGCCGCGGCATTTATTTTAGAAAAACAATTAAGAAATATTGGAAATATACTAGAAAAATACATACATTATGTTAGATTTGCACAACCACAATATGATGCGATGCTATACTATTTCTTTAATCTGGGCGTTTCAAAAATCGAAAACAGTTCAGTTATGGACTTAATCAATGCAGAAGATTGGTTCAATGTAACAGATGAAATACAAGCAGATATAAAAACAAATAACGGCAGAGTTGATGAACAAGCCGCCGTTATGAGAATTAAAACTGCTAAGATGTTTAGTTACGTTCCTGGATTTTAAACAGGTCTTTCTGTTAAAATCTTATCAATAAGTCCGTACTCAAGCGATTCCTCAGCACTCATAAACTTATCACGTTCCATGTCTTCTGTTAATTGTTTGAAAGTTTTGCGTTTAGAATTATGCTTAACATAAATTTCAGTTAAGTTCTTCTTCATCTTAAGAATCTCATCAACTTGAATTTGCATATCAGTTGCTTGTCCGCCTGCACCACCGCTTGGTTGATGAACCATATGTCTTGCATTTGGTAATGCATATCGTTTTCCTTTAGCACCAGCCTGCGCAAGTAATGACCCCATTGAACATGCTTGTCCCATGACTGTTGTGGATACATCTGGTTTGATGAATTGCATTGTGTCATAAATTGCCATACCAGAAGTCACTACACCACCTGGCGAATTGATATAGAAATGAATATCTTTATCTGGGTTTTCTGCTTCTAAAAATAATAGTTGAGCGCAAATCAAATCTGCTTGATAATCATTAACTTCACTTGTTAAAAATATAACTCGTTCTTTTAGCAAACGTGAAAAGATATCGTAACTTCTCTCGCCATTTGCTGATTGGTCAATGACCATTGGGACTAGGTTAGGCATAATTGTTCCTTTATTGTAGTTAACTTCGGTGCAATGAAATCTCTAATCATTTCATTGTTCGTTTCATCATTAAAATGTGTATGGTCACATAATATTGCTTCTTTACTATATTTATTTGTATAGTATGCAGTTGCATTACTTTTATCATTAAACTGAATCCATTCAGTTTTAGATTTTAGATTTTCAAAACTTGGGAAATCTTCTAAGTGTGCAAAGAAACTCCATAATATTGGTTTAACTCCTAACATATTACATAGATTAATTGTTTGTAATGTGTCTAATAATCCCCAAAATTGTTGTGAATTTTCGATAGCAGTTATATTCCATTGTACTGATTTCCATGTTTCAAAATCATTACCCACTGCAAAGGTGGGCTCGTTCATTGGTTGAGTTATTGAGCGTAGATACTCCCATGCACTTGCGCTATCTCTGTATACATCATCTTCAATTACTGATAAGTCAGTTTCAGTTTGAATTTGTGTATATGAATCCTGCATAACTCTAAAGTTTAAACTAGACCTATGCCAAGCAAATTCAATAAGCATTGCATCAATATCATGTTTTTCTTTTAAATAAACTAGTTTGTTGAGGTATAATTCACTTCCCTTACCAGCACATGCGCTGTTAAAGAATTCTATACCATCAGTATGCTCATACAACCACTTTTCAAATGGCAACGCCAATGGGTCTTCTCCGTCTGGATTGTAGTGCATGCCTACACTATAACTAGAACCAACAATTCCTACTTTCATTAAAATCTAATTCTGTTTGGGTGTACTTTGCTGTTTAATTGTTCTTCTAATGAACTGATTTTTTCTTTCAAATTTTCTATAGTTAGTTCTTGTAATTTAATAGTTTCCTGCGCAATCAATAACTCTGGGTCTGATTCGAATGTATATTTTGTAATCTCTACATCATCATAGTGCTTGAAGTTTGCGAAATCTAACACTTCTTCATGTGTATATTCGTGCGATAATGACCATTCATTCGGAATTAACCAGTCTCTTTCTTTTGCTAGTTCTGGAAATAAATCCAGTTGTATTTCATTTGACACAATATTCTCCTATATTATGCTTGATATTATATCATTAAAAAATAGTCTTGTCAAGTGCTTGTTTCCAAAACTTCGAAGTTTATGCAGTGATAAATACTCTTAATAGAAAATAACTACAGAGAGAATAAGTTATGGCAAAATTTACAGGTTTTAGTACCAAGAACAAAAAAGCAATCAATCATATTCTAACAGGAAATGATTTAGTTGTTGAAGACTTAATGAATCACATTATGACTCGCAAAGGCGAAAGAGTAATGTTGCCAACATATGGTTCAATTATACATGATATGATATTCGAACCACTTACTCCTGAAGTTACAGAGTTGATAGAAGAAGATTTAACAAATATTGTTAATGATGACCCACGATGCAACTTAACAAGTATTGCGGTAAGCGATAGTGGACATAGAGTAAATGCATCACTTAGAATTAGTATTCTACCATCAAATACTGAGGTAGATTTAAACATAGATTTAGAGAGAGAATAAAATGAGCCAAGACAGAGTGGACAATTTATTTGCAAGTGAAAGTTGGACAGCAGTCTATACTGCATTCACAAACGTTAGTTTAAAAGCATACGACTTTGATACAATCAGAGAGGCGTTACTAGCGTACACAAAGCAAACGTACCCAGAAAAATTTAATGACTTTATTGCAAGTTCAGAATTTATAGCAATTCTTGACCTAGTTGCATACTTAGGACACAGTTTATCGTTCAGACTGGACATGAACACACGTGAGAATTTCTTAGACTTAGCAGAACGTAGAGCAAGTATTCTACAGATGGCGAAGACTTTAGGTTATAATAAGACACGACCTATCAATGCAAAGGGGTTTATGAAAATCACAAGCATTTCAACAAACGAAGATGTGTATGATAACGAAGGCAACTCTCTCGCTGGTAGTGTTATCAACTGGAATGATGCAAACAATGTTGATTGGTATGAAGATTTTATCAGCATCATTAATTCATCTTTTGCTGGAACAACAAAAATTCAAAATCCAAATGCATCTTTAACTGTAGCAAATGTAGAGCATTACTCATATGAAATCAATGAAGATGTTAATACAAAAGCAGTGACATATACTTTCAATGCAAATATTGACGGTGGCTCCAGAACGTTTGACACAGTTCGTACTGAGTTTATCAATAATAAAGTTGTTGAAGCAGAACCTAATCCTAATAAAAACTTTACTATTATTAATCGTAATGATAACTTGGGACCGGCATCAGACAGAACTGGCTTCTTTGTGTTTGCAAAAGCAGGGACATTAGCATATAAAGATTTTCAATATAACACTAAGATATCAAATAGGGTTGAACCTATGGATATTAATAATGTTTCTAACTCAGATGTATGGGTTCAAAAGATTAATAACTTAGGTGAATATAGTTCTAGTGTGACTAAAGTTGATAATGATACGAGAGAAACGGCGATTTTCAACTCATTGCGAAATGGTAATGGTGATATCGTAAATGTAACAACATTAGATAACAACGCAATATCTTTACATTATCCTGATGGTGTTTTCGGAAATGCGGCTTTTGGTAATTATCGTGTTTGGTATCGTCAGGCTGATAATGAAAACTTTTCAGTAAATGCAGAAGATGTTATAGAGAAACTAATTACAATACCATATGTAGGTGCAGACGGAAGAACTTATAGATTGTCACTAACAGTATCGAGTACAAAAGATTTTGGTGAAAACTATGCAGGCGAGAC